GCTACTTTTAACCCGTAATCGTAACTTAACTTCTCTACGTCAGGAACAACCTGACTTGGAAAATTTTTTATAACTGACTCAGCCATATTTAGTTTTTAATTATTTTTGAAGTATATCCGTCGTTAGAATACTTTGAAACACTAATATTAAGTGGTTCTTTTTTCTTTTCTTTATTTGGTCTATATAAATGTCTGTTGCAAGCCATAATGGCTAGCCCAGAACTTATCGAGGCATCATGTTTGGTTCTTTTGTTTATATCAAACTTAGCCCAGTCGTTTAGCGTTTCATTAAAGTACATATCACCATATCCGTCTCCTAATTCTCCAACGTGTTCGTTTATGTACATCTCTATTGCCGCGGCGTGTGCTTGCTTAATGTCTTCGCTAGAGTTTGGTATTCCTCCAATCTCTTTCTCGGTAACACTAAGCTTATTCCAAGCTTTGTCTGGTCTGTTCATGCTAAAACCTCTGTATCCTCTTCGTCTAAAGTAATACAAAAGCCTTGGTTTGTTATTCTCTGCTAATATTGGCATGCCGTAAAAAACACAAGCCATTAGTATATCTTCAAAAAACATTTCAGCGGTTTGTGGTCTAGCAATGTATTCTAAAAAAAACGTGTTAGCTGGAGAATCTTCCATGCTAAACTTAGTTAATCCATGAAGAGATCCGTTAGATCCCCTACCATCAACAGTGCCGCTAATATCGTAACTGTCACAACCAAAAGCTCCCATGTGTTCATTTCCAGGATACTTTATTCCGTTTTTTAATATTACTCTGTTTTGCAACTCAGCATTCGGTGCCCAACTTATTTTAAACCTTCCGTTAGGATTGGGATTAAAAGTTACTATAGTATCCTTTACTCCATTTAACCACTGAAAGTTTCCAGTTGTAAGTACCGCTGAGCTACTTATTCCTTCGTTGTAATCTATCTGCTCGTATATCTTAACTAAGTTAAATATACTGTTTTTTGTTTCATCTCTAAACGCGTGCTCCGTAGTTCTAGGAAACTGACGATAAAATTCATTTAAACCGTCTTGATCGTCTTTTAAACCATCAACCTCGTTTTGCCAATGATCAACAACTCCTATATCAATTAATTCACCGTCTGGTCCGTGTACATCATTATCTGGACTATTAAAAACTGGTTGTCCGTATTTGTCAATAAATCCTTCAAAGTTCCACTCCATTGGGATAAACAAAGAATATAAACCAGACTTTGTTTGTCCATTTCTATTTCGCCTTGCAACATCTGAATCATTGTATAGTTTTTTAAAATTATCACCACCTTTATCCAAAGCGTTCGATGTACTTCCCATCATGCATTTCCCAATAATTCTGCTACCTAGTCTAAGGCAAGTTTTTGTAACTCGCCAGTTGTTGAGTATGTTATCTGGTCGTTCCCATTTACCACTCTCATCGTGCACTAGTAGTGAAAGTTTTTCACCATCATAACTGTTGTCCCCTGTGTTCTTCCAGTCAATCGTAGTATCTAAACCTTTTATCTCTTCTAGCTTTTCGTTTGTGTCTATTTTTTTACGAGTAAACTTACTCGCTGGCACACGATACGCTAGTTCAGACTTAGGTCTGTCCATACCATCTTGTATTGGTTTGAAGAAGAAAGGATAGTTGATAGATATAGGTACAACCTTGTCTGTAAACATCTTCTTAGCATCAGCTCCACTCTTCGATAGTATTCCATATCTAGAGTCACTTGAAATAGTAGCTAAGTTAACCGTCTCCGCAGAGCTCATAAAGGAGAAACCAGATCGTCTATTTTTTAAATAGCACATACCGTAACATCTCGTATCTACTTTGCATGCTTCCCAAAATATGAAAAATAACCTATTAGCCTCGCGAAAGTCTGGAGCACCAACATCTATTTTACTCCATTGAAGATACATGTAGTGTGTACCTGTTATGTAAGTTGGCTTACCGTTATTGTTAAACCAAAAACCACCGTCACGTCTATTAAACTCTTCATCTATATAGTCGTGCCACTGATCTTTTTGCTCTTCTGGATAAGCTTTCCAGTCGAATATAGTTTTTATTTTCTTTAGTATATCAGGCTTTTCGAGTTGAGCCCACTTTTTATTGTCGTTTGAGTAGACATCTTTAGGTGGTTTGGGTAAGGCTATTTTTAACCCTTGTATTTCGTAAATATCACCTATTTGACCTGTGTCACCAATGACTACTATATCATGTTCTTTGTTATAGCCTCGGCCCCACTTTTTACCTTTGTTAAGTCTACTTATTGTAGTCTTTTTTACAGGTTCTATTATTTTGTATAAACTTTGTTCGTACATTACTTAGATCTACCTTCGGCAAAGCCCTTAAAAACCTTCTCTTTTTTCTCTTCAACAACCTTACCCTCGAGTAAAGCTTGTTCTTCTTGTATACGATTAAGTATCTCAAAGGCATCGAATATTGCGAGTTTTTTTGTAGCAGCAGCATTCTTAAGTCTATCGGCAGTAATATCATCGCCGCTATCAACAATAGCTTCTTTGGCCACTTTAATAAGCTCTTCAACCGCCCTATGCCCAGCTTGGATTATACTCTTCTTCGTTTCCTTGATATTCATATTTAATTGTAATAAATTTATTGTATACTCTATATAGTCTTTTACCATCTATAATAAACTCGTACGTTGAAAACGGCGTAAAGCCAACTAAATCTCCTTCAACCATTTGTCCATCGGTGTACTTAACTATACCAACGCAAGGTTTTTCTACGTCAACTTTTGTTTCGTCTAAACTTTTTATAGGCTGTACAAAGCAATAGCCATCTAAGGCTTTCCACGAGTCGTTTAATTTATAAAGAAATATTTGATCTATGCTTACAACGTAAGTATCTTTGTCGAAATAAGCTTTACTGTTTCTTTCCTTACCTTTTACGTCGTGCCATCTTCTAAACACATTGTGGTGAAGTATAACAGTATCTCCTGGTTTAATACCGTTGCTAGGTCCAATGCTTGGTACACTAACTACTTTAGCTGTTCTATTAGAGAACTGATGATTGAAAACCTCAGTGTTAACTATTAAAGATTTATCATCTACCTTTAGGATGTTATTGTATCTACCTCCAATTGGTGATACAACAAAGTTATAAGGGCTTTTCATTAGTACTGTAGATTATACTCAACAGATATTGCCATGTTTTTATTAAAGTCTTTCCAAGGCAATACGTCTTTGTTTTTTCTAATATATATTGAGTACTTTTCTTCCTCTTCTATAATGTTAGAGATAGTATGCCCTCCGTAGACCTCTTGGCCTACAGAGTAATGCATAGAATCTATCTTGTAGTCTTTACCTATTGTTATTTTTCGAATTAGTTTCGTCGCTTCCATTTTCATTGTATTTAATTCTTCCATCTTTTATGTCTATGTCAACAACGTCGCCGTATTCTTTTTTAAACGATACGTGCATTTCTTGAACCATAGCTTGCAAGTCTGCAATAGTATGTAGTAAGGAATGTTTTTGAACTTCTATAGAGCCTAAATCCATTTGAGCTCTATTGATATTTGAGACTATACCTTGTAGTCGTTCTAGTTGTTGATCTGTGATTTTCTCTGCTTGAGGTTTTAAGTCAACAGTTTTAGGTGTTTTTCTTTTTGCCATGATTTAATTTAATTTAAGTTAATTGTTTATTTTATTGATGAAACGAGCATTGTATAACTATAGGATTTAAGTTGTATAAATGCTTACCATCAGCAACACTGTTAGCTATAGGAGCGTCTAGTGTTATTTTAGTAGCACCGTTTACATATCTGACAGTTCCTACCAGTTGATCATCTTCGTCGTGTATTACATCCCCTGGCGCGAAGGCAAGTCTTGCGTCTACAGTAGCCACTGTTAATACAGCTCCAGTTGTTCCTGAGGCATGAGCGCCATCAACATTAAGAGTTGAAGTTGTATAACCGTGAGTAGCTTTAGCTAGTAAAGCTGCGTATAGCTTGTCATAACCAACACTGCTTCCACTCTGCGGAACGCCTTCTAAGCATAGTTGAGTATTTCCTAAGCCTAGATTCACAAGCGTTTGAGCAGCGGTAGTACCACCGAAAGATATGTTTGGTGTAAGTTGTCTTAAGTATATTAGGTTACCGTCGTCTTTACAGTTACCAACGTCGACATAAGTTTTTCCTTGTATTTGATTAAACCAAGGATTGCTACCGGTAGCTGGCGCACCTATTACAGAACCAGGTGTTGCTAAGCTAGTTGGCGCTGTTCCATCTACGTTTCCTTTTGCCCAAAGTATTTCGAAGTCTTCTGGATCAATATCTGCTCCATTAACTCCTCTGTATAATATGTTAATACCTTGAAGACTAGCTGTTCCGCTAGGTATTTCAAACTCAGTCCAATCAGCTAATACTTTACCGTCAGTCATGTTGGCGCCGCTATGTTGAAGACTAGCTGGAAAGTTTGGTTTTACATCTACTTTAAAATATCCCATTTTATTTATTTTTTTATTTTTTCGTATGAGCGTCCGCCGAAATAAGCACCGATCACTGTTATTAATACTAATTGTAGTAGATCAACCCATTTGTCTTCTACCGTAAACATAATCACACCAGCGTCTATAAAAATTAGCAGCGTAGTGCAAATAACCAACCAAGCTAAAACTAGCGGGCGTATAGATTTGCTGAGCCACGAGTCAGATTGCATGTCTGATTTCCACCTTGATGAAACCTCTTCCTGCATCTTAGCTTCGCTGTCTAAAAGCATTTGCTTTATCTTAGCTTTAGCCTCATCGCGCTCTTTGTCTGTGGTAATAACTTTGTCAAGTATACCTTCTGCGTTATCAACTACTTTACCTAGTATTCCCCCTACTAAATTACTTATCATTTTTTAAAATTTTGAGAATTTGGTATTAAGCCTTCTCTTCTAAGTTTCATTATTTTAGGAGACTCTTCGTAGCCATATTCAAAAGTTGGACCACTTGACTCTTCATTAGGCTTAGGTCTAGCGCTCATTATGTTTTTTGGCTTAGCTGGACCTTTACCCATAGCGATGTTATCGTTCATCTCTTCTTTCTCAGCGTCGTTTACTTGACCCTTGTGATAGCCACCGTTTTTATTTAATGCTGGAGCAACTGTATCGTTCTCCGGTCTTTTCATTTTAAATGCCATAGTTTTAATCTTTAAATTCCCAAGGTAATTCTATATCTCCTTCTGGATACATTTCTCCTTGGTAGTTAACGTAACCGTCTTTTCTTTCGTATTTAGCCCCATCCCAATAAACATGCTCGTCGTCATAGTCTACTCTACCGAGCTTCATGTGAGTCATGTGTTTCATTTCGTGTTGAAGGACTCTTCTGTATTGCTCGCTGTTGGGGTCAATAGCGTTACTTATATATATCACACCTTCTTTATGAGCTTCACCCATGACACCTTCTGGTAGCTCAGCCCTTTCAATCCTGCAACCACCTATTGTTTCGTGTGTTCCACCGATCTTAAGTTTAAAGTCTTTATTGCCATTGTTGCTACCTAGTTTAAATGCCATTATCTATCCGAGTCTTTTATCATATCATCTATAGCTTTATTAAAAACTTTATCTGTATACGATTTATTATTATAGAATACACTTCTTTCTGATGTTGGTATATCTTCTTCACCTAGTAACATCCTGTATATTCTACTTATAAGTTGGCTGCATTTAAAAGAGGTTTTGAAGACGCTGTATTTAATCGTAGTTCGATTTCGATGACGCCAGACCTCTATCCAGCCTAGTTTTCTTAGTTTATCCCACCGAGTTTTATCCCAGCTCATGGTATAAGTACCATCAATAAATTCTTGTCTTGTAAATCTGTTCTTGCAGTCTAAGTATATTAAGAGTTCAAGATCAGCATCTGTTAACCCGTAAGTCTTACAAGCCCACTTTCTAGTGAGCCTGTAATACTTTAGGATTTGTAATTCACGTAAATCGTGACTAGTTAATCTCAACTGTTATTAAGATACAGTGATTCCGTCAGCCGTCTTCAAGATAGCTTCTAAGAAATATTTGCTTGAAACTCCTGAGAAAGTAATTTTAAACGTGTCACCTTTTTTAAACTTTGAAGCCACAATAACAGCAGCTGTAGTTCCAGTAACAGAAGTGTTGTCACCACCATCGCTAAGAACACCGTCAAAAGAACCAGCTATAGTAGTAGCAGCATTACCGTTGTCAGCAACAGCTACAAAAGAATAGTTTGTTCCAGCTGGTGGAGCCGTAGGTAAAGTAATAGTACTAGCTGTAGTCCCATTAGCAGGAAGTGAAATCAATGATCCTGATTGAGCAACCGTTAAAGCTAGATCGTTTGAAGTAAACGCTCCAGTTATAAAGTTTTGAAACGAACCAGATCCATTGTCTATTGCAATAGAAGTTACACCAGTAATTTCTGGAATTAAATACTTACTATTTTTATCATCAGCAACTATAGTAACACCTGATCTAGCTTCAGCAAAAGCACCAGCTAAAGCTTCTAAAACTGATTCTTCATTACCCGCAGCGCAACCTACAACTACAACGTCGTTAGCTACAGAGGTACCTACAGTTGATGAAAATCTTAAAGTAACCGCTGTTGCAGCGATTGACATTGAGGATAAGTTCCCCGCGTAATTTGCATACGACGAATCTGAGTCGTTATGAAATACTAACATGTTTTGTCCCATTTTTCTTTTTTTTAGGATTAATAAATAATTTGTTTTCGATTTTGTGTTTAAGGATTAAAGTTTATGGTTTATGTTTAATCTACTAGTACAATATCACTTGCCTTTATAACAAAATAAAGTTTATCTTCAAAATGTATTCCGTGGCCAGCGTGTTTGTCGTAATAGACAACATCACCATCGTTTATAAATTCTATTAAATTACCAACAGATACAACCTTACCTTTTAAATATCTGTTATCTTCATCTAAGTCTTCTGTCATAATAAGACCTGCAACCTTCTTTTGTTCAGTCTTAACCTTATCTACTATAACGTAATGATTAACTGCCTTCATCTGCTCTTGCGTTTGAAATTATACAATCTGCAGAAACAATAGTCATGACAACACTTACTGCATTTTTAAGTGCTGACTTAGTTACTAGCACAGGATCTATGATACCTTCTTCTATCATACTTACTTCGTTACCTGTTACTACGTTAACACCTTTTCCAGACTCTTCAGGATAGCCTAAAGCTTCAAAGCCAGCGTTGTACATAATAGTTTTAAATGGAGACCTAATAGATTCTAGTAATAGCTTTTCACCTTCGCTTTCAGCTTCGACGTTTTGTGAAGCGTTAAGAAGTGCTATACCACCACCAGGAACTATACCTTCTTTTAAGGCAGCTTTTGTAGCGTATATCGCGTCTTCGATTCTATCTTTCTTTTCTTTAAGTTCAACTTTAGAGTCTGCTCCAACACGGATAATTCCAACACTACCAGATAGCATAGACAATCTTTGTTCCAACTTCTTTTTAATGTAACCGTTCTTTTCATCTGCAACCATTTTAGCAACGCTATCTATTCTTTCAGATATATCTTCGTTTAAATCTTCTATTGTAGTTATTACTGTAGTTCTATCTTCTGTAGTAGCAAACTCAGCTTCACCCAAGCAATCAGGCTTTACAAGATCTAAATCATCACCAAGCTCTTCGTTCATTACAGTGGCTCCTGTCAATATAGCAAGATCTTCACATGTATCTTTCTTAGTAGGACCAAAGCCTGGTAAGTCTATAATGTTAACTTTAATGTTACCTTTTACTTTATTCATCATAAGCGTAGCTTTAACTGGTTGTGCAACCGGTGCTACTATCAACAAAGCTCTATTATTTTTTATAGCATACTCTAGTATACCTTGTATTTTACGTACGTTAGGTATTTCAGACATACATATAAATACTAACGGATTATCTAGTTCACATTTATGCTTATCTTTGTTAGTTACAAAGTTTGGCGACGTTAAGCCGCAGTCTATTTGTACGCCATCTACTATTTCTACGTAAGTTTCTTCAGTCTCTGACTCTTCCATTAGCACAACACCGTCTTTTCCTACAGTTTTGTAAGCTTCAGCAATAATATCGCCTAACTTATTGTCGTTATTGCAAGATATAGCAGCTACGTGTTGCAGCATATCGTCATTTACGTCTATTTTTACTGAATTTAGGTAGTCATTTACCTTTTCTAGGCCAGAATAAACACCATTTCGCAGATCGCGAGTGGTGCAGCCCTTAAATCTAGGTGAGTTCACTGTATTTAGTAAGGAGTCGGCTAATACAGTTGCTGTTGTAGTACCGTCACC